GGAAATGCAAAATCGTGGCATGGGCGGTGCTGGCATGTTGGGTAGTGCTAGACAAGCCATTGCTGATCGTGCATTAGCAGGTCAGAACCAAGCAAACCAACAACAATTGGCTGCACAAGTTGCAAACAATGTAATGGGACAACGTTTAAGTGCCGCAAACCAATTGGCCAGTTATGGACAAGGCGGTATTGGACAAGCATTAGGTGCCGCAGGCAACGCAGTAAGTGCCTCTATGGTGCCACAGCAATTATACAATCAATATGCGAGTGTATTGTTTGGAACTCCAGCCGCAAGTTATCAGCCTGACTTCCGTGGCACACAAGGCTCTACTACAGATAAAGATAGTATGGGTTTGAGTTTCAAGGGCATTAGCTTCTAAAAGGATAATACAAACATGGCAGCACAATTTGATGAAATGGGCAACTACCTTGGCGAATACGAAACTGAAGAAGAACGTAAACGCCGAGAAGAAATAGCCAACACGGCTGTGCAAACAACCGAAGTTAAAACTTACGGTGACGGCACACAAGAAAGAATTACCAAGGAAGAAATTCCTGGAGCAATTACTCCTAAAACAATGCTTACTGCGGCAGGTCCTGTAAGCCCAGATACCTTTGCTCGTATGCAACAAGCAGAATCAGGTGGCAGAGACTTTACAGCACAAGGTGCACCTTTAACAAGCCCTGCTGGTGCTATGTTCAAGAACCAAGTGATGCCTGCAACTGCGGCCAATCCTGGTTATGGTGTTAAGCCAGCACAAGCACAAACTCCAGAAGAGTATAATCGTGTTGGTGCAGAATATTACCAAGCCCTACTAAAACAATTCAATGGTGATGAGCGTAAAGCCGCAGCCGCTTATAACGCAGGTCCTGGTCGTGTGCAACAAAACATGGCACGCAATGGCGGACAAATGAATGAAGGTCAATTACCTAAAGAAACACAAGGTTATTTGGGCAAAGTATTCAACGCTATGATCCCTAGTGCTCAAGCAGGCACATTACCTGCTGGACAAGCACAACGTCCCGCAACAATTAGCCCACAAGGCCCAGTTGCTCCTGGACAGTTGCCACAAATGGGTCAGCAAGTGCAACCACAAATGCAAATTGATGATAACGGTAATAGACTAATCACAAATGCAGATGGTACTACTACAGTATTAGGCCCAGACAATAAACCATTAGCCGCAGGTGGCATGGAAGCCCGTGATACTCCTGAGTTTCGTAATAGACTGTTTGCAGAAGCAGGTAAAGATCCATTCAAATGGATGGAAATTGCTAAGAATCCTGAGTATGCACAGTTCCCAGCAATGCAAACTGTTGCAAAAGAACAAACTAGAAACTTGTTAGAGCAAGAGTTTCAAATGAACAACGCTAAAGAGCAAACAACTAAATTGGTTGCGGCTGCGGCACAAGGTGATCCAAGTGCTAGTCGTGCAATTGCTGATGAACTAAAATCACAACAAGGCTCTTGGGCCAAAATGATCTTGTTGGGCTTTTTAAGTCCACAACTGGCAGGTGAAGAAGCAGTTAAATTAGGCTTTGGCAACAAGTGGACCAGTGCAACTAATGACAAGGGTGAAACTGCATTGATTCAAGTCAATGCAAAAGGTTTACCACTAAAAGGTATTACAACTGACAACAAACAAGTGCCGCAAGAACAATTAGCCGGTTACATGACTGGTGGTGGTTTAGGTAAAGGTGCAAGTTTAAGTGCTGAAGTTTATGTTGATCCTGCTACAGGTGCTCGTTATCGCTCAGGCTATGATTCGGCTGGTAAGGCTGCCCTGGTAAACATTCAAGGTGGTGCACCATTCAAAGGCGATCCTCGAAAACTTACGCTACAAAGTATTGGCACAAGTCAAGCCAAAGCAGACATTGGTCTTATTACTGACCTTAAAAAGAAACATGGCACTAATGTTCTGGATGCTGAAAAAGATTATGTGTCTATCAATGGTCCATTCAAGACGGTAGAAGATAGACAACAGTTCCGTCAAGCATATGGCTTTGATTTGGCACAACCAAGTGGTGCTCCAGGTGCTGTGCAAACTGCTCCAGCAGGTGCTCCAATGCAGGCTGCTCCCGGCACACAAACACAAGGTGCTCCAGCAGGTGGCACAACAGCAATGCCAGCAGGTGGCGGTGTAAATGTTCCATTAGCACAACAAAAACAAAACGTTGAAGTAAGTGATGCATACCGTAAAGAAGTAGTCAAGAAAGCAGGAGACATTGTTGCCACAAGTGATAAACTTGTTAGCGAAATTACAAATGCTGAACGTGCGGCAACAGATGCACTAACTAAACCAAATAACTTTGGCACATTGATCCATGGACAGATCCCAGGTGAATACACTATGGGTCAAATGTTTAAGACACAAGATGCTGTGAACACAGCAAATGTATTAGAAATTGTAAACAAAGTTGCGGCTACTAATGCTAAAATGTTGGGAACAAACCCAACGGATCGTGACTTGCAGTTTGTTACAAGCACCAAGCCAGATGAAACATGGAGTGCTGAAGCAGTTGCTGATTGGTTGCGTAAGAGTGCAGATGGCACACGCAGAACCCTAGACTTTGCTCGCAAGCAAATGGAGTCAGGTGGCAAGTTTGTGCCTGAAACGCCACAGCAGCCAGCAGACGCACCAACCAAGCGTCTAAGCAAAGAAGAACGAGATGCAGTTGAATGGGTTCGTAAGAACCCTAATGATCCACGAACACCTGAGATCAAGAAACGTTTAGGACTATAATATGGCAGAGTTTGACCCAGATGCATTCCTAGCCCGTGATGAAAAGCGTGAGAAAAAATCTACAGGTTTTGACCCTGACGCTTTTTTAAAGAAGACACAACCTGAATCAGCACTACAAACTTTTGGGCGTAGTGCCGCAAGCATGGCTGACTCGGCATTAAATGCTGTAACTGGCACACTTGATTATGCGGCTTACAACTTGGCTCGTGCGGCAGGGCGTAGTCCAGAACAAGCAACAGCAGAAACAACAAGTCCTAAAGATGTTATTGGTCGTATGGCTGGTGTTACAGGCACACCTGGTTATGAAAATGCACCATTACGAACTGTTGGTAATGTAGTAGGACAAACTATTGGTGAAAATGTAGTTGCTCCTATTGCAAGTGCTACAGGATTACCAGAAGCAGACGTTGGCAACATGGTCAATAGTGCAATGATGGGTATTGCTCCAGCAGTTCCCAAAGTTGCTGGTGCTGTCAAGCCAGTTGTAAAAGGTGCTTACGATGTTGGTGCAGGTTTTGGTGGCACAATTACAGGACGCACAGCGGCTCCAGGTGCACAACCCAAGCCTTGGCAACAACCCAGTGCTAGACAACCTGTAGGAGACACATATATTCCTGCTCCTGTGCTGGAACAATATCGTGCTGGTGCAATCACAGCAGAACAAGCACAAGCAGCCGCAAGACCCACAAGTGAATTATCGGGATTGGCTGCAACTGGCGGTAATGTTCCTTATGCTGGACAAGGCATGCGAGCGTTTGGTGAACAACTAGGCGAAACATATCGTAATCCATTAAACGTTTTAACTGATGTGGGTTTGGATGTAGTAACTGGCGGTCCATTGCCAACAATTGGGCGTATGGGCTACAAAGGCTATCAAGCGTACAATGCCAACAAACTAAGCAACTTGGGCTTTACACCATTAGCACCAGATGAATTTAGTGCGTTGCGTCCAGGTGGACCAGTAGCCCCAGGCGGTGGTGGTGCTGGTGCTATTAGACAACAAGCAGCCGCAAAAATAAACACACAAGCATTGCCTCCAGAAGTCATTGCCGCACAACAAGCAGCCGCAGATGCAAAAGTAGCAGCCGCAGAAGCCGCAGCCAGAGAGCGTGCTGTTGTGCAACCAGTTGATCCAGCGTATATTGCCGAACAACAAGCACAAGCAGCCGCACAAGCCGCAGCCGAACAACAGGCTAAAGCAATCGCAAAAGCCAAAGCAGAACAAATGGTTGCTGACATGATGGCTAAAAAGACAGCAGAACGTGAAGCCATAGTAAGTGGTGAAGTTAGTGGTCCAGTAGCACCCACACGCGACATCATACCAATGGAAAGTCCCGAGTCTAGAGCAATTGCACGAGCAGAAGCAAAAGCAGAAACGCCACTAACTACTCGTGAGAAACTAGATAAGACTGTGCAAACAGCATATAGACCAGTTGCCGGACAAGGTAATGTGCTAGACAAAACGCTAATAAATGAAACATTAGTAGGTGAAGGCTTGCCAGCAGTTGATTGGAGCAAGTTGGGAATTGACTATCAATCAATGAGCGTCAAGGATGCTCGCAAGACTATACAAAAGTTTATTGAAAAAGAAACAGGTGTAAGTGGTGCTGGCACTCGTGGCCCTACACAAAAGACACAAATGAAAGAAGCCAATGAACGCTTGGCTTATGAGCAATCACAACGCAGTCCAGAAGAAGTTGCAAAAGAACTAGCAGACATGCAAGCAGCCATTGAACGTAGAAAGCGTGTGTTAGGCGACAAGTATCGTGCTCCGGGTGGCGATCGTTTTAGTATGATGACTGCTGAACCTGAAAAGAAATCATCAATCCCAAGACCCAACTTCCCAGAAGGCTCGGCAGGAAATCCTTTTACTTCAATGGATGATGCCAAAATGCAACACATGCAAGATATTCTCACAGGCAGCAGTGAAAACAACCCGCCAGGAAAATTTACATATTACATAAAAGATAAAGACACACGCGATGTTATAGTTTTTAATAAAAATAAATCCGGCACAGAGTATAGCGTAAACAAACGTGATGGTAGTTATGACGCTTACAACTACATGCCTGAAAGTGGTTTCTCAGATGGCCCAGAATGGATAAAACATGTTGTGGATAAAGATGGTGTTCAAAAGACAACACGCTATACCTCCAAGCCTGATTGGTGGCCTACATTATTAGAATAAATAACATTATGACAACAGCAGAACAACTAACCCAAGTCTTTAATGACAACTTTGTGGCATACTTTCGTAGCCATGTTAGCCATGTAAACATTACAGGCAGAAACTTTACCAGTGACCATGAGTTGCTGGGCGGCATTTACGAATCACTACAATCACAAATTGATGTGATTGGTGAATTGCTACGCACCTTGGATGCTTTTATGCCAGCAGACTTGCAGGACATTGTTGATGGTAGCCATATCAAACCCATGCCTGTTGAAGGTGATGCTGAAGATTTATTGAGTTCAGTGTTGGATGACTTGGAACATTTGAAACAATGTTACATTGAATTAGATGAAGTTGCTGAAGATGAAGACCATGAAGAAATTGCCAACTACGCACAAGAACGCATATTGGCAATTGGCAAGCAGATTTGGCAACTACGAGCAACACTAGGCTAATCTTTTGTAAGCATACGAACCACGCACATCATAACCTGATCGTGCGTGTAGTTTTAAAAAAGCATCTTGACTCTTACGCATAGTATTACTACTGATAATCTTACAATTGGTAGCAACAGCATATTGTTCCCACATTTGCATCATGTCAGTGATAAGCCTAAAACGCTGACGAGTGCTCAAACTCAAATCCACATGAGCCATGCGTACAGATAACATGGTGTCATCACTCCAGGCTGCTCGTTCCCCGCTTTTGGCCCAAGTATATGCCACAAGGTGACCTGTGCTGTCTCTGGCAACACTAATAAGTTCTGATCCTGGGAGATAAAATTGATTTACTACAGCAAAAGTTATATTGCGAGCAAACACAGTGGGTTCTGGTGTAAAGATAGTGTCGATTTCTCTTTGACAGTCTTCAATTGATACAGCAACTATATCGGGCACATCTAAGCCAGTTGCAGGTTTCCATACATATTCAAGCATTGCAGTTCCTTTGGTGATACAGTATTTAAGCCTGCCACACGGAGATGCTAAATAATCATATGGAAAAGAAAACTAAAACTGAAAAGAAAATTGGACGCGGTGGTGCCCGTGACGGTGCTGGCCGCCCAAAAGGTCAAACAAATAGACTAACTGCAAGAGAGATACTGGAAACTGCTGAGGGCATGTTGGGTAAACCTTTTATTGTTAGTTTGTTAGAAGGCTACATAGACACAATACACGCAGGTGATACACGCAATCGTGTCACTTACGAAAAGATCATATTAGATAAAACTGCTACAACAATTATTGAAGCAGAAATAACAGATAGTAAAGATGCTATCGAGCAGAAACAAGCGGCATTTGCAGAAGCATTGGCCAAACTTGTGGGCGTTAGTCCAGACGCTAAATAACTTTATGTTAAAAGGAAACTCATAATGAAAGAATCACATAGCCAAAAAGCCGTGTCTGGTTATAATGCCGCAACTGGCACATCCAGCACAGGATTTGACAAGGCTTCAACAAAGTACAGTGGCAATCAGCACGCTAAAACAAATCCAGATGCACTAATCAACAAAGGTCGTGGTCCTACAGGTGGTAAAACTGCTGTTCCTAATCGTGGCAAAGAAACAACAATGGGATGCCATAATCCACAAAAGCGTCAAGCAGTTGGTGATGGTGCAACAAAATCCATGCCCACATTTGGCAATGCAGATAAGATCAATGTAGGTCGTGGCCCAACTAAAGGAAACCAACTATAATGAGCACTAATCCAAATTCAAAGCCTATCAATCAAAAGCGTGGCCCTACAACAGGCAACGCAGGTAGCACAACAAAGCGTAATGCTTTCTTAGATGCCAAGAGTGCCAGTTCAAGTGAAAAAGCCACCCTGGCCAATATGGTAACTTCAGCACTTGAAATGCGTGGTCGTGGTCAAGCAGGTGTTACTAATCCTGCACTAGAAGGCCTACACAGCAATACAGGTCCTAAGACTAACTCAACTGCTAACGGAAGCAAGTTGCCTAAGAAATATAAGAAGTAAACATTATGGGTGCAACATCAATGCAAGGTATGATTGGCTCTCCTGGCGGCGGCCAAGCACCTCAAGACACTTATAACCAATACGCAAATAATTTGTTTGGCACGCCAGGTGGTCCATACACACCTCGTCCTGACTTAGGTCCTGGTGTAGGCTTTGGTGTTGGTTTACCACAACCTGGTGGTGATCCCACCAGCATCCAAGGCAATCAACCTGCTCCTAATCCATTACCAACTGACGGTATGGGTGGCGGTAAAAGCATGGGCGGCATTGGCAACTTAGTAGGTGGTGCTTTAGGCGGCAATCCGCAAGATATGATGCAATCATATAACAATATCTTAACAGGAACTCCTAGCCAAGCATATCAACCAAACTTTAATGCTCCTCCAACTCCCGCTCCAACTTCGTTCCCAAATCAACAACAACCAATCACACAAGGCAACGGACAATTACCTCCAGGCTTTGGTGCTCCAAGTCCTATTGATCGTTCGCAAATTGGTCCAGGTGCTCAAATGATTGGCGGCCCTGCTGGTCGTCCTATTATGAATCCTCCTGCAAATCGTTTTGCTCCTCCTAATGCTCCTGGCGTGCGTTCAACAATGGCTCCACAACAACAAGCACAATTTGGTGCCGCAGGACAATTAGGTAGTGCTCGTGCTAACTTGTTGGCAGGTCGTGCTCCAGTATCTAATGCAGTTGCTTCGCGTATGCCTACCAAACCAACACGCCCACCAGTTCGTAGAACTAAATAAACTTGGGGGAAAGACTCCCCCAAGTATTGCACAGATAAGGAAAATGAAATGCAACCAACCAACCCAGAAAACCCATGGGACACTTCAGCAGAAGCCGCTCCCGCAAAAGCAAAAAAAGCAAAACCAGAAGTAGCAGTAAAGCCGGCAGCACCAATTGGTGCCAATGCAGGTGAATATGACATAGACGGTCTAATGACCGACTTTCCCACTGCCAAAGAACTCGAGAGATTTGTATTTGATGAAACGGGGATTGTCTTAAACTTAAAAGGTCGTGCCAACAAGTTAAAGTATCAAGTAGCAATGGATGTGCTGAATGGTGAACAAGTAGATCCAAAATTTGTAGGTGGCGATAACCCTTACATTGACCGCACTGAACTAATTCCAGTAGAAGATTTACGCCCAGTTCCCCCAAAAGATAAAACCCTGCCAGACAGCAATGAACTACAAAACATCTTTGTAAGCAACTCAATCCCGCACCCTGACTTTGAAGCACGTATGCAAGACAAGAAAGTGTCAGTATACTTCCGCAAATACAAAACAGGACAAATTTCGTATGAGATTGTAGGACCCGTTGATCAACGCCCACATGGTGTTAAACTAGACAAGTATGGTCGTGAGCGTCCTGAGATCATCAAGTGGGTTGATCCACGCACAGGTGAACAAGTTATTGTTCGTGAAGATGGTAGCATGACTCCACAAGGTCGTAAACTACGAGCCATGATGCAAACATTCCGTGTAAACAAAAGCAACCACTGGGACACATGGATTGATCGTGAATTTGTTACATTAAACGACTCAGTTGCTTCCAACCCATGGGACTTGTCATAATGACTAAACAAGTCCGTGATGGAGTAATCTATCAAGCACAGCAGGAGCGTATTACACGTGATACGCTTATCTTGCAAAAAGTAAATGCCGCACACAGGGAAGGTTTTAAAACACGCTTCCCTGGTCAATGCGAGCATATCCAACGCTTGATTGCTGAACGATTACAAGCAGTACTAACACGTAAACCAACTGACCTAAGTGATCCAGATACATGGAACTGTAGTGCAGATGAGATTGCAAAGTTAAGCGAAGCACTATGGCATGTAAGTGTTATTAGCCAACTATATCCTATGGAGTCCCCGGATGAACTTGGTAAAGAATAACAACATTGCCATTGACATTGAAGCCGCTTGGGTTGGTGATGAACTACTGGTTCGACTAACTGATGGTGATCGTGTGTTCCAGTTTCCTTTAGATGATATTGACCTAGAACACTTTATTGCTACCTTAATCACATTCCAGAGGTAATATGCTGGGCACAGAAACTTTAATGGCTCGTGCCCTGCGTTACTCTTTAGACAAGAATAATGTAGCACCAGAAACATACGCACTAATGCCCACAGACTTGCAACTAAAATTGCAAGACTTGGTTATTGAAGTTGCAGATGACATGAAGTATGACCAGTTAAAATACTTCCGTCCTTTTGAACACCAACACACTTTTTTTAAAACAGGTAACAGTGAGCGTCGTGGTATCCTGGCTGCTAACCGTATTGGTAAAACTGTAAGCACTTGTTATGAAACTGCTTATCACCTAACTGGATTGTATCCTGACTGGTGGCAAGGTTATCGTTTTAACAAGCCTATCACTTGCATGGTAGCAGGTGAGGGCTGGAGCCAGGTTGCACTTGTATTACAAAATGAATTGATTGGCACACAAGATGTTAAGATTACGGAAAACTTGGGCACAGGTGCTATACCTCGTGATTGTATCATTGTTGATACTATGCGGAATGATGGGGCTAACTGTATTGGTGTTGAAATCAAGCATGTGTCGGGTGCAAACAGTTATCTGCTCTTTGCAAACTACACGCAAGAGGTTAGACAACTACAAGGTTTTAAACTGAACCTAGCAGTATTTGACGAGCAACCACCAGATGACTTTTTCTCTGAAATTGTTACACGAACTGCCACAACACAAGGTAAAGTGCTGTGTTCGTTTACGCCCTTAAAAGGCTTAAACGGACTTGTAAGCAAGTTTTGGAACAAAGAAGAAGGATATGAATACATTCGTGTGAGTTGGGATGATGTTCCTGAATACGACCCATGGGGTCAGCCATTCCTGTTAAAAGAAACAAGACGACAATTAGAACGCGACTATTTGCCACATGAGCGTGAAGCACGTATTGCTGGTAAACCTGTTATGGGTAAAGGTGCTGTGTTCCAATTGCGTGAATGGCCAACTTACAGCACAGGACAAATTGACTTCAGTCGCATACCAAACATACAGCGAGTTATTGCACTTGACTTGGGTCTAGTAAACGACCAAACTGTTATTACCTTAATGTATTGGGAACCATATGAACGAGTTGCGTATCTACACAAACAAATTTGTGTGCAAGGTATTGAAGAGGCTGTGCCAAGTCAGTATATCAACCACTTACTTCGTCCTGAAGTGTTTGGCACTCCTATTGTGCTACCTGCTGATGCATCTACTCCTGGCAGATACACTATGAGTAGTAGTTCAATTCGTGAACTGTTTGAAAGCTATGAACTCAATGTGCTACCCCGACCCATTATGAATCCTCCTGATAGTGAAGGACGTGTAACCAATCACAAGAGTTA